ATAAAGAATATAAACAATTAAATAAGAATAAGGTTATAGAAATATTTGATGGTAAAGCAATGGATTGTACAATAGATTTGTTATATTTGGAGTTGGTTGATGTTTGTAGTAAAGAAACAAATTCATTATTAAAATTTGATGATGTAACAACTGTAAGCAGAATATTATTTAATCATTTATCTTGGATAGATATACCAGATATTCAAAAGTATTATTGGGAAATGGATTTAATTGGTGAAGTAATAACACCACATCCAGATAATGTAAAGTTTTATATTGTAGAAAAATATAATGAAAATAAAGGAAGTATATTATTATTTGACCCAGAAGTGAGCAGATTGGAATGGTTTATGTACAAGAGAGGGTTGACAATAGCAAATAAAAATGTTATAATGGTAGGAGATGTGGAAAGAAAAGAAAAAGGATTGCCTGTAATAAAACAATTCATGGACTTGACTTCCATATTTAAAAATATAAAATAGGAGAAGTGATAGAATGAAAAAGTTTTTAGTTAAGAATGTATTTGCAAAAGATAGTGGGTATGAAGTAATTGAAGTTGCAGATGATGCAAAAGAAATTTATTTAGGAGAAGAAGTTATTGTTGTTGATGGAATAGATAGAGAACTTGAACCAATAGTAGTAACTCATCAATGTAAATTTGAAATTGGAGAAACAAGAGAAGATGCACAAGAAACTGGTATGTTTATTGAATTTCCAGCTGTTAGAGTAATATTGGAATTATTACCAAAAGATTTCAATGGAGTTGATGAGAAAGAGTTTATCAATCAACAAATAGATGTACTTAATGATGAAATAATTACATCTCAAAATGCAATGAGAAGTATTACAGAAAGTGCATTAGATGGAGTATTTGGTGCTAAGGGGATAACCCTTAATTAAAATTTAGAGGTGATGAATTTTATGGATAAGAAATTTAAAGTAGCAATATTAGTAGGACATAATTCAAGTCAGCAAGGAGCTTTCTCAAAAGAGTTGAATATGACAGAATGGCAATATAATAAAGAAGTAGCTAATTATCTTCATGAAAAAGATGGAGAAATGTATGATGTATATTTTAGACAACCACATCAAAGTTATAGAAAGCAAATGCAAGATGTATTAGATGTTATTAATAGAAAGTATTATGATTTAGTTGTTGAACTACATTTTAATTCACATAGTGATGCACAAGCACAAGGATCAACTGGATTGCATTATAAAGCAAATTCTAAGGTTGTAGAATATTTACATTTATTCCAAGATATGTTAAAGAGAATTTGGGGAGTAGTAAAGCGTCCATTAATTCCTATAACAAAAGAAGATTTAAATAGAGTTAATGGAGCATATGGAATACTTAAATCAAAAGCAGATTATGTATTGCTTGAACCATTTTTTGGAAGTAATCAAGAGGAAGCTAGAAAATTTAGATCTTATTTACAATATGCAGATACATTGGATAAAAGTATTAAGAAATATTTGGAGAGTGTTGAAGATGGAAGATCAAAAGAATAAAACATTAGAAAAGAATATTGAAGAAATTATACATGTAAGACCACAAAATACTTATGCTGATAACAGAGAGAAGGAAGATTTAGTCAATCATCCTCAGCATTATACAGGAGATATTGAATGTATTGATGTAATTAAACAACAATTTGGATTAGATGGGATGATTAAGTTTTGTTTAGGCAATGCAATGAAATATATTTTTAGATGTGAACATAAAGGTACAACTAAAATGGATTTGCAAAAAGCAGTATGGTATTTAAATAAAGCAATAGATAATATAGAATAGGAGATGTTAGTATGAAAACTAAAACATTGGTTGATAATATTCCTACCTATGTTATTCATATTAATAGTTTTAGTACAAGTAGAGGGGGACGGATAATAGTTCGTATAGATGAGAATACCATCTTAAATGGAACATATATTCGTTCCTCTATTAAAAATGTAAAAGCTATTAAATGTGTATTAGATGGAGATGAATATTATTTATTTAAGAATAAAAATATTGGATTATTTATGTTAGAGAAAGATACAATTTATGAAATGAATTGTGAATGTGAGAAGTGGGGGAATTTAATTGGATTATAGAATTGATACTAGGTTAGAAAGCAGAATAGATAGAGAAAGATATATTGGAAAACAATTTATCACTAATCAAGGATATGATTATATTGTTTTAGGAGTATGGGAGCATTCTCCGATAGGTAAAGAGAAAAGATATGTGATAGAATTTGAAGATGGAGAGCAATCACTTGCTTATTCATCAACAATAAAAAATGGCAGTATTGGAAAATATAAAGGAATGAAACTACAAATTAAAAGAGATAAGCCAATAAAAACTATTTTATTGATGAGTGATTTACATTTTTGCTATGAAGATAAAGATTGTTTGGATATATTTTATCAAGTTGCTAGTGATTTAAGAGATGAAATAGATGAATTGGTTGATTTAGGTGATGGGATAAATAACAATTCTTTATCTAAATTTATAGATATTGAACCAACACAATATACTTTAATAGAAGAAATTGAAGCATATAAAAATCATATAATGAAAATGAAAGAAATCCTAAATAAAGATACTAAATTTGTGGTATTACAAGACAATCATTTCCATTTAAGAAAAGAAAGATGGTTAGCAGAGAACCCAATGCTGAGGGGATTAATCCCAGACTTATCTCCATTGTTTGATATTGAAGTTGAACATGGTGTTCCATATATGCCATTCAATCAAAATAGATTTGGTTTAATACATGGTATATCGTATGGTAAATTTTTCACTAAACAACATATAGAACAATACGGAATAGATATTATATGTGGACATACCCATACAATGCAAATGTATACAAGTAGTTCTGGTAGAGTAAATGTACATCCTATTAGAAGTTATGGTGTCCCATGTATGTCTAAACATCAAAGATATATGCAAGGAAGACCAACTAGACAGATTTGTGGGTTTGGAGTATTAACTTATGATACAGGAACAAATAATTATAATATAGAATATGTTATAGTGGAAAATAAAAGTGCTATATTTAGAGGAAAGAAGTATGAAAGTAATTATATAGAACAAGAGGAGTTGATGAATCAATGAAGTATTATCCAATAGAAGTCAATGAAAAAATAGGAAGTAATCGTATAATGAAAGATGAGTTAGATGGAAAGTATTATCCAACAACAAATTACTTTAAAGGAATAGGATTTGATACAGAAGAAGAAGCACAAAAGTTTATTGATGAAGTTTTAAAGGAAAGAGATTATATAGATGAAGGAGTTGTTGGATATGAAATTGAATGCTCAAAATAGAGAATACTTAAAAGAACAAAAAAAGGAATTATTAATAATAACAGATATAGACTTAGATGGAATTAGTGGTGCTGTATTGGCATCACTTTGGTTTCCATTGGCAACAATCTATTCTACTAGGACAGATATAGTTGGAGAATTTATAGATAGTGGAAGAATATATGAATTTACTGATGTGATGTTTATTGATTGTAGTCCTAAAACAAGAGATGAATTTAATAGTATATTAGAAATCTTTGGAATAGAACATTTATTTATATTTGATCATCATCAATCTTTATTTGATATGTTGCCAAGACAATATATAGATAAATTTAATATTGAATTAAGATATTGTGCTACATATATATTATATAATACTTTATATTTAGATAATAATTATTGGGATGGTAGAATTGAAGGTTATTGTAGATTAGTAGATACTTATGATAGATGGTTAGATAAGGATAATGAAAATAGTTTTCTTGATGCTAAAACTCTTAATATGAAGTTATCGTATTTAGGGGAGCATGTATTTAAGACAAGATTAAAAAATTATTTATTAGGAAGCAAAGAGTTAGATGTTATACCAAGCAATTTAAAAGATGGATTTATATATTATATGGAAAGTATATCTAAATATATAGAAAAGAAATGTAATGAAGCCTATATTATAGGAGATGAAGCAATAACATTTGCAGAAGAATATAAGAGTGAAATAGCAAATCAACTATTAAATAGATATAAAGGAAAGATTAAAAGAGGAATAGTAGTTGATGTATCTAAGAATAGTGTATCAATTAGAAGTAAAGATGGCAGTGCATTAGATAAAGCTAATAAAATAAGTTATCTAAGTGGTGGACATGAGAATGCTTCTGGTGCTAGATTGGATGGATTAAAGAAAGAGATAATAGATATGATAGCTAATAAATAGATGATCTTTATTCCTAATCCTATGTTCCACAAAGGAAAAGGAAATAAGATATAAATTAAGGTATCCCGTAAGGGATATTTTTTT